CCGACCATGAAGCCGGTGGAGTTGGTTGAACGGGCCATCCGGAATTCGAGTCGTCCCGGCGACGTGGTGATGGATCCGTTTGGCGGTTCCGGTACCACGATGATTGCGGCCCACAAGTCAGGGCGCAAGGCGCGGCTCATCGAACTGGATCCGAAGTACGTCGATGTGATCGTGCGCCGCTGGCAGGACTATGCCGGGGCGCAGGCCATCCGGCAGTCGGATGGCGTGGTGTTCGACGCGCTGTCAGACGGCGGGGAACTCCGGCAGGAGGTCGCCGCTGGTGATGTCGGCCACGTAGCGGACGTTGCGGAACTCGCCGGGGTCGTCGGCGAGGTGGACACCGCCGACTGACTGGATTGCCACGCCGTACTTGCGGCTGAGCTGGGTCAGTTCGGCGATGAACTTGTCGTAGTTGGCTTCGAGTTGCGGGGTGGTGACGACGGCGGCCATGGTGATCTCCTTATGCTGCTTCGGCTTCGAAAGACTCGTCGGTCACTTCGCAGTGGATCACGAACCCGGTGAGGTAAGGCAGGCCCTTGGGGATGCCGTACTGCTTGCTGGTCTGGCGGCCAATCGTCCAGCCCATCCACCGCGTCACGGCGGCGTCGATGGCCTGCTGGATCGTGTGACCCCGCAGCATCTCGTTGAGGACGTCATCCGCAAAGTGGCGTCCGTGGCGGCTGTCGAGAAACAACCTGACCGATTCGAGGGGCTGGCAGGTGGCGTCGGAGATCGCAGTCATCGCGATCGGCCAGGCCGCTTCGGCGTTCTCGTTCATCGTGCCAAAAAAGCCCCAGGCATCGTTCTGGGTGGCGGGGATTTGAGTGGTGTTGGTCATCTTGATCTCCTTCGGGTGTGTGGTGGCGACACCCGTATGAACGCGCTGTTTGATTGAGAAGCCAAGCTAATCTTCAAAGAATTTGCATCAATTTTCGGTGGAGAGTTCGTCGAGCAGTTTCATCGCGGCCTGGTCGCCGGACAGTGCAATGCGCAGGGTGCGCAACGCCTGTTCGATGCTGACCTCGGGCCGCCGATTGTCGAGCAGCCAGCGGATCGCGCTGGCCTGATCGTTGCTGGGCGTCGGCGACTCAATCGCCACCCCGACGTACCGACCGTAGCTGCCGCCGGAGGGATCGACATAGAGCGTGGTGCGGCCGGGGGCGCTGACCTCGACCACACTGCGTTTGCCGTTGCGGTGTCCGCCGTGTCCCGCCAGCCAGTCGCGATCATCCAGCAGGGTGTTGGCGAAGACGTCGTACTCGATTGCGGTCAGTTCCTTGCGCAACTCGATCGTGATGGACTCGGGCGGTGCGCTGGGGTCGCTGTTGTGCAGCACTTCATCGATGCTGCAGGGTTTGCGGGTAAAGCGGGCGCGGGTGGCGATGGTCATGATGGTCTCCGTTCAATTGATTGTTGTGACATACGCATGAACGCGCTGTTCAATCAGGAAGCCAAGCTATTTCAGGAATCATTTTGGGGTGGCGTGGATATGCCGCCACCCCATCTCGAATTCAACCGACCCGGTAAATGCGATCGCCGCCCTCGGGCTTTTCCGAGGTGATGGTGAGTCCGAGTTTCTTCTTGAACGCGCCGGCAAAGGTGCCGCGCACGGTGTGCGCCTGCCAGCCGGTGGCCGCGCAGATCTGGTTGATGGTGGCCCCCTCCGGGCGTTGCAGCATCTGGATCACGGCGGCCTGCTTGCTGTTCTCGCGGGTGCGGGGCTTGCCCTCGACACCGACCTTGAGCAGCCGCTTGGCCGCGTCCTGTTTTTCTTGCGCCCAGTTGGCCTCTGCCGCCGACACGGCGGCCTCGACCTCGGGGTCGGGGTGAAGGGTGGCCGGCGTCGGCCGGGCGCGCCCCAGGGCGTCGTAGCCCTCGGCGGCGACGAACCAGTCGGTGCTGTCGCGGGTGATCAGGGCCTTGTTGAACAAGCCCTCCAGCACTTTTGTGCGGGCACCGCCTTTGATGTTGTCGGGGAACCATTCGATCTTGCCGCCGGTGTGTTCGATGGCGTAGGCGAGGATGGCGTGCTGGGCAGGGGTCAGTTGGATGGTGGTCATTTGATGCTCCTTCGTGGTGGTTGATGGTGTGGTCATGAACGCGCTGTTCGAGAGTGAAGCCAAGCGTTTTCAGCTTCTTTTTCAGTCCTGCTTCGAGGCCTGCCGGCCCGCCACGTAGGCGGCCATCAGGGCGCTCTTGACGCCCCAGACACTGACCTCGTGGAAGTCCATCCGGTCGCTGTTGCGGGTTTCCAGGGTTTCGATGAACAGATGGTCGAGCGCGATTTGCTGCAGTTGCTGGTCGAGGGTTTTGGCGGCTTGCTTGGTCATGGTCGTCTCCTTGGCTTGGTGTTGATGGTGATTGCATTCAGGCGCTGTTCGAACAGGAAGCCAAGCTCTTTCTGCCTGGCTTCGCAGATTCATTTGCGTCCTGCCTTGAGTGTCTGGATGCCCTCGTGGGCGAGCGTCAGGGCTGCGGTCTGAAACGCGATGTGCGCCACCCCGGGCGCATCCTTTGCGTCATCGATCAACTCGTCGATCACCGACCTTGACCTGGCGCGCATCGCCGCGCAGACGGCATCGAGTTCCGTGGTGGAAGCCTGGCGCACCTCCGGATACAGGCGCACCAGCAGGGTCAGGGCGGTATCGGCCAGTTTCTTGCCAAGGGTGTCCAGTTTGTCTGCGTACATGTTTGTCTCCCGCAATGTGGTTGATGGTGAAGGCATGAACGCGCTTCTGTGGAGGAAAGCCAAGCTCTGAATCGCGACGTTGGAGAACATCTGCGATGGGCTTGATGTAGATCATGGGTCTGTCGATACGCGCTTACGCCCGGCATCGCGGCGTCTCTCACGTGGCGGTCAAGAAGGCGATCGATAGCGGGCGCATCACGCCCGAACCGGATGGCACGATCGAGCCGAATAGGGCTGATCTGGAGTGGGTACGGAACACCGTGTCTGCACGGAAAGCAGCCCCGATCAATGCCACGCCTGCTGCCGTCGAATCGCACCGCGCTCGGCCCCAGGAGACACCGGAGCCGGCAGCGCCGGCACTGTCGACCGGTGGTGCTTCGCTACTGCAAGCCCGCACGGTCAATGAGGTGGTCAAGGCGCAGACCAACAAGGTGCGCCTGGCGCAACTCAAAGGGGAACTGGTCGACCGAGCACAAGCCATCGCCCACGTCTTCAAGTTGGCGCGGGCCGAACGGGAGGCGTGGATCAACTGGCCGAATCGCATCACGCCGATCCTCGCGGCGGAACTGGGAATCGACGAGCACACCCTGTTCGTGGCGCTCGATGTCGCCGTGCGAGTGCATCTGGAGGAACTGGGCGAGTTTGTACCGAAGGTGGACGGATGACGGTGGACGACTACGAAGGGGCGCTTGAGATCGAACGCGCCTGGCGCGAAGGGCTTAGGCCCGATCCGCGCCTCACCGTATCCGAATGGGCCGAGTGCTACCGGATGCTCTCGACCAAGGAATCGGCCGAGCCCGGTCGCTGGCGCAATGCGCGCACGCCTTACCTGCGCGAAATCATGGACTGCCTGTCCCCGGCATCGCCGGTAGAACGGGTGGTGCTCATGAAGGGGGCGCAGGTAGGCGGCACGGAACTGGGCCTCAACTGGGTCGGCTACGCCATCCATCACGCGCCCGGCCCGATGATGATCGTCTGGCCAACGACCGAGATGGCGCAGCGAAACTCCAAGCACCGCATCGATCCCCTGATCGAGGAATCGCCGGTGCTCAAAGACATCATCGCCCCACCGCGCAGCCGGGATTCCGGCAACACGGTGTTGATGAAGGAGTTTCGAGGCGGCGTGCTGGTGATGACCGGGGCCAACTCAGCCGTGGGTCTGCGCTCGATGCCGGTGCGCTATCTCTTTCTCGACGAGGTGGACGCCTATCCGCTAGACGTCGATGGCGAGGGCGACGCGATCCACCTGGCCGAAGCGCGCACCCGGACGTTTGCGCGGCGCAAGATTCTGCTGGTGTCCACGCCCACCATCTCCGGGGCGAGCATCATCGAGCGGGAATACGAGGCGTCCGACCAGCGACGGTACTTCGTGCCGTGTCCGCATTGTGGTCACCGCCAGTGGCTGAGGTTCGAACGGTTGCGCTGGGAGCGCGGGCAGCCGGAGACCGCCGCGTATCTTTGCGAGGAATGTGAAGCACCGATTGCCGAGCATCACAAATCACGGATGCTGGAACTTGGCGAATGGGTGGCGCAAGGAATAGGAACGAGCGCCGGGTTTCACCTGTCCAGCCTCTACAGTCCATGGAGGAAATGGCGCGAGATTGCAGCGTCGTGGGAGAAGGCCGCCATGTCGGAGAGCCGCTCGGTGGCGACCATCAAGGCATTCAAGAACTCCGAACTGGGTGAGGCCTGGGTCGAGGAGGGCGAAGCCCCCGACTGGCAGCGCCTGCTGGAACGGAGAGAGGACTACCGCATCGGCAGTATTCCTGTGGGTGGACTGCTGCTCACGGCCGGTGCCGATGTGCAGAAGGATCGCATCGAAGTGTCGGTCTGGGCCTTCGGCCGTGGCAAGGAGTCCTGGCTCGTCGAACATCGGGTGCTGATGGGCGATACAGCACGGAACGAAGTCTGGCAATCGCTCGCCGGTGTGCTGCACGAGACCTGGACGCATGAGACTGGCTGCCAGGTGTCGCTGGTGCGCCTGGCACTGGATACCGGCTTCGCCACGCAGGAAGCCTATACCTTTGTCCGGTCGGTGCGGGATGCACGACTGATGGCAGTCAAGGGGGTCGCCCGGGGCCCGGCCCTGGTTGGCACCCCGACGGCGGTCGATGCCACTACCGGCGGCAGGAAGCTGCGCCGAGGCATCAAGGTGTTCTCGGTGGCAGGGGGCATCGCCAAGCTGGAGTTCTACAACAACCTTCGCAAAGCACCGGAGGTCGCCGAGGATGGGGTCACGATCCGTTACCCCACCGGCTTCGTGCATCTGCCCAAGGTGGATGCCGAGTACCTGCAGCAACTGTGCGCCGAGCAACTGGTGAGCCGACGCGACCGGAACGGCTTCGCCATCCGCGAGTGGCAGAAGATGCGAGAGCGCAATGAAGCGCTCGACTGCTACGTCTATGCCCGGGCAGCGGCTGCTGCTTCCGGCCTTGATCGATTCGAGGATCGGCACTGGCGCGAACTGGAACGACAGATCGGACTCTCGCCGCCCGGCGACCCCGATTCGCAAATTGAGCAACCCATTGAGGCCACCCAACGCGGTGGCCTCGCTGTTTCTGGCACCCGTATTTCCGGGCGTCGTTTGATCCGCAGCCGTTGGCTGACCTGAATGGAGACTTAAACCATGAGCTTGCAAACCCAACTCAACAGTTTCGTCCTCCGCGTTGCCGAGGAATTCAACACCGTCAAGGGACGCACCGGCACCCTTACCGCGCTGACCACCACCGACAAGTCGAGCCTGGTCGCGGCGATCAACGAACTGAAGGCAGCCATCCTCACGGCGGTGGCCATCGACGACCTGACGGTTGCCACGACCAGCACCTACTCGTCGTCGAAGATCGTCTCGGTGCTCGATGCTCTCAAAGCCGATATCCTCGGTGGCGCCGACCCAGCCTACGACACCCTGCTGGAACTCCAGCAGGCGCTGCAGAACGACCAGACCGGCATCGCCGCGCTGACTGCTGCCATCGACAAGCGGGTGCGCTTCGATGCCGCGCAGACGCTGACTGTCCCCGAGCAAACGCAGGCGCGCAGCAACATTGGCGCGGTCGCCGCTGCCGACATCGGCGACACCAATACCGACTTCGTGGCGATCTTCAACGCGGCCCTGGTGTAAGACATGAGCCTCGTCGCGCAACTGTCGGCGCTCGTCACCCGCATCGGCAACGAAATCAAGGGGCTGATTCGTCCCGATCATCCCGGCCTGGCTCGCGCCTGGGTCAATTTCGGCTACGTGAATGGATCGGTGCAACTGCGTGCCGCCTACAACGTGGCGTCGGTGACCCGTTTGGCAGCCGGTCGGTACCGCATCCAATTTGAGACCGCGATGCCCGATGCGAAGTACTGCTGGGTGGCGACTGGGCGCAGCAACACCAACAGCGGCACCGTGCGCTTCGCTGCCGCACGCGGTACGGCCGACAACAAGGTCGAGGCTGGACTGGAGATCGTCTGTACGTCATCGTCGGGTTCGCTTGCCGACACCACCGAGATCAGCCTGGTGGTGTTCCGGTGAGCACGCCCACCTATACCGAGGCCCAGTTGCAGGCCCTGCGCGACGCGCTGGCCAAAGGCGAGAAGCGGGTGACCTTCGGTGACAAGACCGTCGAGTACCGCACGGTCGACGAACTCAAGGCCGCCATCCACGAGGTGGAGTTAGCGCTGCACAAGGACGCGGTGACGACTGGACTGATTCCGCGTGCCGCCCGGCAGATCCGCATCACCACGGCGAAGGGGTTCTGATATGGGCTGGCTTAAGCGCGTCTCGCGCCGGATGTTCGGAGGCAACCCGCTGCACGAGGCCGCCGGTGCCGGTCGCCGGTCGTTTGCCTGGCTGCCGAGCAACCCGGGTGCCGTCGCTGCACTGACGGCAACGCAAACGGAACTGCGCACCAAGAGCCGCGATCTGGTGCGGCGTAATGCCTGGGCCAATGCCGCCCTGGAATCCTATGTCGCCAATGCCATTGGCACCGGCATCAAGCCGCAGTCGCTGGTGACCGATTCGGCGCTACGCGAACGGATCCAGGCGTTGTGGCGCGACTGGACGCTGGATGCCGATGCGGCCGGGCTGACCGATTTCTACGGGCTGCAGGCGCTCGCCTGCCGCGCCATGCTGGAAGGTGGTGAGGCTTTGATCCGCATTCGCTACCGCCGGCCCGAGGATGGGCTGGTGGTGGCGCTGCAACTGCAGGTACTGGAACCCGAGCATCTGCCCGTCACCCTGAACACCACGGCGGAGAACGGCAACGTGATCCGCGCCGGCATCGAGTTCGACTGCCTCGGTCGGCGCGTGGCCTACCACATGTATCGCACCCATCCGGAAGACGGAGCATTGGCGCCGATGTCGGGCAATGGCGGCATGGAGACCGTGCGCGTCGATGCCGCCGAAATCCTGCATCTGTTCCGGCCGCTACGCCCGGGCCAGATCCGGGGTGAGCCGTGGCTGGCGCGTGCCCTGGTGAAATTGAACGAACTCGATCAGTACGACGACGCCGAACTGGTGAGGAAGAAGACGGCCGCCATGTTCGCCGGCTTCATCACCCGTCTCGCTCCCGAGGATAACCTGATGGGTGAAGGCTCGGCCGATCCCAACGGCGTGGCCTTGGCCGGGCTGGAACCCGGCACGCTGCAGATCTTGGAACCCGGCGAGGATGTGAAGTTTTCCCAGCCGGCCGATGTCGGCGCGAGCTATGCGGAGTTCCTACGCATGCAGTTCCGGGCGGTGGCGGCCGCCATGGGCGTCACCTACGAGCAACTGACCGGGGATCTCACCCAGGTCAATTACTCCTCGATCCGGGCCGGGCTCCTTGAGTTTCGCCGCCGCTGCGAAGCGCTCCAGCATGGCGTGATCGTCCATCAACTGTGCCGGCCGATCTGGCGGGCGTTCATCGAACAGGCCGTGCTCGAAGGGGCGCTGTCTCTGCCGGGTTATGTCCGGGGTGACCTGGCCAAGCGCCGCGAGTATCTGGCCGTGAAGTGGATTCCTCAGGGCTGGCAGTGGGTCGATCCGCAGAAGGAGTTCAACGCCATGCTCACCGCGATGCGCGCCGGGTTGCTCTCGCGTTCCGAGGCGATCTCGTCCTTTGGCTACGACGCCGAGGATATCGATCGCGAAATCGCGGCAGACAACGCCCGCGCCGATGCCCTTGGATTGGTGTTCGAGTCCGATCCACGCCATGACCTGGCAGCAGCACAGCCAGTCGTTGCTCCTCCCGACAACCCGGAGAACCCCTGACATGAATCTTCCTCACCTGGCGTCCCGTCTCTACGGGACGCCGCTTCTGCTCGCCCGTGCCAAGCTGGATGTGATCCTGTCCGTGCTCGGCGAACGGGTCAATTGGCCGGAATCAGATCTGGCCGTACCGCTGGTCCCAAAGCGGCCAACGATCGATGCGCCGGCCGGCATCGCCGTGATTCCGGTGGTCGGCTCGCTGGTCCGTCGCACCGTGGGTCTGGACCCGGCTTCCGGGTTCACCTCCTACGCAGAGATCGTCGGCATGGTCGATGCCGCACTCGCTGATCCGAGTGTCGAAGGCATCGTGCTCGACATCGATTCCCCCGGTGGCGAAGCGGGCGGAGTGTTCGAGCTTGGCGAACGCATCCGTGCCGCCGATGCCATTAAGCCGGTCTGGTCGGTCGCTGCCGATACCGCCTTCTCGGCGGCCTATGCGATCGGTTGTTCGGCATCCCGTCTGCTGATCAGCCGTACCGGCGGCGTCGGCTCCATCGGCGTGATCGCCATGCATGTCGATCAGACCGCCCGGGATGCCCAGCAGGGCTATCGCTACACGCCGATCACCGCCGGGGATCACAAGAACGACTTCTCCCCGCACGAGAAGCTCGGTCCCGAGGCCCATGCCCGCCTGCAGGCGGAAGTCGATCGCCTGTATGCCATGTTCGTCGATCACGTCGCCGCCATGCGTCGTCTCGATGCCGATGTGGTGCGGGCGACCGAGGCCGGCATCTATTTCGGCATGGACGCCGTGACCGCCGGTCTGGCCGATGCCGTCGGCAGCCTCGATGCCGTGCTCGCCGAATTCAGCAGCTTTCTGGTGGCTCGCCGGGCGCGCGGCCACACGATGTCCGATTCCACGCGCCTGTCAGCCGCAACTACCTCAACGCTTATGGAGAACTCCACCATGCCTTTGACTGACCCTGTCGATCAACCCCGAACGGATGAGCCGGTGCCTTCAGCCGCTCCCGAAGCGGACAAGCCGGTTGCCGACGAAGCATCCCCCGCGACCGCCGACGCCAGTCGTGCCGATGCGGTCGCCATCGCCGAGCTGTGCCAACTAGCCGGCCACCCCGAACTGACCGCTGCCTTCCTCGCCGAGGGCGTATCCGAAGCCCATGTCCGCAAGGCGCTGCTGGCCTCCCGTGCCGACAGCCCGGAAATCCGCTCGACGATCGCGCCAGACGCCGCTCCACCGCAGCAATCCCAATCTGCCGCCAATCCCCTGATGGCGGCCGTCAAGAAACTCACCGGAAAGGAGTAAGCCATGCCCGTCATTACCGAAGGCCTCAACCTGGGCGATCTGCTCAAGTACGAAGCGCCCAACCTCTATTCGCGTGACCAGGTCACCATCGCCGCTGGCCAGAACCTCGTGCTCGGCACCGTGGTCGGCATCGAAACAGCCACCGCCAAGGTCAAGCAGATCGATCCCGCCGCCACCGATGGCACCGAAGTCGCCGTCGGCGTGCTCGCCACCTCGGTCGACGCCAGCCTGATCGACCGCGAGGACGGAATCCTGGTCACCCGTCATGCCGTGGTCGCCGATCACGCCCTGACCTGGCCTGCCGGCATCACCCCCCTGGACAAAGCCGCCGCCATCGCCCAACTCAAGGCGGCGGGCGTGCTCGTTCGCCACGCCGTTTAAAGGAGTCCTCTCATGCAGAACCCGTTCTCGAATCCCGCATTCTCGATGGCGAACCTCACGGCCGCCATCAATCACCTGCCGAACCGCTATGGCCGTCTGGAGTCCCTCAACCTGTTCCCGGTCAAGCCGGTGCGCTTCCGCCAGATCCTCATCGAGGAGAAGAACGGCGTCCTCAATCTCCTGCCGACCCTGCCGGTGGGCAGTCCAGGTACCGTGGGGCAGCGCGACAAGCGCAAGATGCGCTCCTTCGTCGTGCCGCACATCCCGCACGACGATGTGGTGCTGCCCGAGGAAGTCCAGGGCCTGCGCGCCTTCGGTTCGGAAACCGAACTGGAGACTGTGGCCGGGGTCATGGCCCGCCATCTGGAGACCATGCGCAACAAGCACGCCATTACCCTCGAACACCTGCGCATGGGCGCGTTGAAAGGCATCATCCTCGACGCCGATGGCTCGACGCTCTACAACCTCTACGACGAATTCGGCATCGCCCCGAAGAGCATCAACTTCGCCCTGACTACCGATAGCACCAACGTCCGGCAGAAGTGCGTCGATACCCTGGCGCACATCGAGCAGAACCTGCTCGGCGAGTTCATGACCGGCGTGCGCTGCCTCTGTTCGCAGGAGTTCTTCGAGAAGCTGATCGCCCACCCCAAGGTCGAGAAGGCTTACGAACTCTTCCAGCAGGGAGCGGTATTGCGTGACGACGTGCGCGCCGGCTTCACCTTCGGCGGCATCGTCTTCGAGGAGTATCGCGGACAGGCCACCGACGGCAACGGCGCGACCCGCCGCTTCATCGCCGCCGGCGAGGCGCATGCCTTCCCGGTCGGCACCATCGACACCTTCGGTACCTACGTGGCCCCGGCGGACTTCAACGAGACCGTCAATACCCTGGGCCAGCCTCTGTACGCCAAGCAGGACGCGCGCAAGTTCGAGCGCGGCACGGACCTGCACACGCAGTCCAACCCGCTGCCGATGTGCCATCGCCCGGGTGTGCTGGTCAAGCTGACGATGTCGTGATGACGTCCCTGACCGACCTGTATGCGGCAGCCGGCCGTGCCGGTCTGCTGACACCGGCCACGATCGGGGGTGCGGAAGTCCTCGTCGATTTCCGTGCCCCCGACGTGGAAGTGCTCGATGGTCTCGGCCTGTCGTCCGACTATGCGATCCGCTATCCCGCCGACGAAGTGGTGCTCGACACCGGTCACGAACTGGTGATCGGCGGTATGACCTACCGGGTGCGGGAGGTGCGGGCGATCGGCGATGGCTCGGAGTGCCGGGCGACGCTGACCCGGCTCACTTGAGCCAGCGATTCCAAAGCAGGCGCTTGATGGCAGCGTTGGCCGCCTGACGATCGAAGCGGGCCGGATCGTAGTCGAGACCCGCCCACTCGCGCAGTTCTTTGCTCTCATCACTGTAGGGCTCGTCCTCGAGCTTTTCGAGGAAGTCCTGGAAACCACCGACACCGCCACAGTCCTCGGGCGGGCAGGCACGCTCACCGGCATCGACCCAGGCGTCGCCGTCGCCAAAGCGCAGATCGTCGCTGTCGTCGTACTCCTCCACGAGCAGCCGGTGCTCCCAGCCGTCGCCGAAGTCGTAGAGGTAGGTGAAGACGGCATCGTCAGTCAGCACGCGGTTGAGAAACACCTTGCGCTCGTCCTCGGTGTGCCACTCGGGCGCGTCGCTTTCCGGATCGGGCACGCCGATGTAGCGGTTGTTGATCCGGAACTGGTGGAGGTGGGCGTCATGCCAGCCCATCGCCGCCTGAATCACGTGGTGCAGGTTCGCAAAACTCGACCGGCCATCCAGGGTGATGCGGCGCCAGACGAGCGGCGTTGTGCCGACCAGTTCGATCCTCAAGGTGATCAGGCAGGGCTTCGACAAGCTCGACTTGTGCTTTTTCTTGGGGACGCTGCTCACGGCCATGGTGTTCAGAACTCCTTTCAACAGCTTGTCATTTTACGGATCCCACTGGAGAAACTCATGCCCATTTCCCTTCGAGAACGCCTGCTGCAGGAGATCGTGACCCGTCTCACGCCGCTGGCCCAGGCCGAGGGTGCGCAGATCAAGCGGTCGCCCACGGTACCGACTGGCCGCGAAAGCAGTCCGGCCCTGCTGATCTTCCCGGAGGCCGAATCGATCGCCCAGCGCGCCAACGATCGTATCGAACGGCACCTGATCGTTCGCGTCGTGGCCCTGGCCAGAGAAACCGAAACCGAGGCGGCGGAAAGCATCGCCGATCGCCTGCAGGTAGCCGTTCATGCCGCCCTGTTCGCCGATCCCGGTTTCGGCGGCCTCTGTCTAGCACTGCAGGAACTTGATTGCGACTGGGATATCGAGGATGCCGACGCCACGGCAGCCGCCATCCCCTCGCGCTACCAGATCACCTATCGCACCCTGGTGCATGACCTGACCGCTCAGGGCTGATTCACTTTCCATACAAGGAGCAAACCACATGTCTTACTTTTCCGGACAAGGGCGCGTCTTCATCGGCGCGCGTGACAACAATGGCAACCCGCAGGGATTGGTCTATGTCGGCAACGTGCCCGATCTCAAGGTGTCGCTGTCGGTGGAAACCTTGGAGCACCAGGAGTCCCAATCCGGCCAGCGACTGACCGACCTGCAACTCATCAAGACCAAGAAGGGCGAGTTCGCCTGCACCCTGGAGGAACTGATCCAGACCAACCTGGAACTCTCCCTCTACGGATCCACCACGGCGGTGACCACTGGCACGGTGACCGACGAGCCGGTCATCGCTACGGCCGAACTTGGCAAGCTCTACCTGCTTGGAAAACAGAACGTCTCCAGCGTGGTCATCAAGGCTGGTGCGACCACTGTCGCCAACACAAAATACACGGTCAACGCCAAGCACGGATCCATCCAGTTCACCGACCTCACGGGCGTCACCGGGGCGATCACGGCCAGCTATAGCTACGGCGCGGCCAACGTCACGGCGATGTTCACCCAGCCGCTGCCGGAGCGCTGGGTGCGGTTCGAGGGGCTGAATACCGCCGACAGCAACAAGGAGGTCGTCATCGACCTCTACCGCGTCGCGATCAACCCGACGAAGGAACTCTCGGTGATCGGCAATGACCTGATGAAATTCGAACTGTCGGGGCAGGTGCTGGCCGATCTCACCAAGTCGGCGAGCGGCAGCCTCGGACAGTTCGGTCGGATCGTGCTGCTGTGATGGGCAACGATATTTTTGCGGCACTGCCACCGGTGCCGCTGTCCATCGAGATTGCCGGCGAGCGCATCGATCTCACGCCGCTCAAGGTGGGCGAGGTGCCGGCATTCGCCCGGGCGGTGCAACCCATCGCCGCCGGTCTTTCGGCATCGCCAGACTGGTTGGCGTTGCTGGCCGAACACGGCGAAGCCGTGATTGCTGCCATCGCCATTGCCACGCGCCGCTCGGTCGACTGGGTGGCCGGGCTCGATCTCGACGAAGCCGTGCGTCTGGCCGAAGCGGTGTTCGGGGTGAATGCCGATTTTTTTATCCGGCGCCTGTTGCCGAGCGTGACGCAGGCAGCAGCGCGGATCGGTCAGACACTGGAAAGCCCGACGCCTGGAGCAACACCCTCCAGCGCCTGATCGGCGCGGGGCACGCCTACGCTGACGTTCTCGACTACACGCTGGCGCAAACCGATGCGTTTCTGGCGGCCATCGACCGGCAGGAATCCCGGCAACTGGCGAATCTCCTGTCGGTAACTGCGACCGGCAGTCAGGGCAGCAGTGAGGCGTTGCGTCGAATGATGAAGGCGTTGTCGTGCTGAAGCTCTCCCTGAGTGCATCCGGTCTGCTGGACAAATCCAAGCTCGACGCCTGGTCCAAGCAAAAACAGGCGGCCATTCACAAGGCGGTCGCATCAGGCATGCAGACCGGCGGCAAAGTCGTGGCCGATACCGTGCGCAGCCGGATGAATGCCGATTTCACGGTCAGGAAGCCGGCCTTCGTGAGATCGCTGGGGGCCAAGGTCTACGACCGCAACCCGGACAAGCTGCCGGCGCTGCTGATTGGATCGCGGATACCGTGGCTGGGCATCCACGTTCGGGGCGGCACCCTTTCGGGCCGGATGCTGATTCCCTTGCTGCCCGAGCACCAGCGCATGGGGCGCAAGGCCTTCCGACGCGTGATCGACGGCCTGATGCGCAGCGGCAATGCCTTCTTCATTGAGAAGAACGGCAAGGTCATCCTGATGGCGGAAGCGATCAGGGAGAACGCCGCCGAATTGCGCCGCTTCAAGCGCGCCGAACGCCAGCGCACCGGCTCGAAATCGATCAAGCGCGGCACGGAGATTCCCGTCGCCGTGCTGGTGCCGAAAGTCACCCTGAAACGCCGCTTCGATCTGGAGGGCGCGGTGCGCGGCCAGTTGTCCGTCCTGGCCCGCGCCATCGAGAAGCAACTGAACAAGATTTGAGAGAGATGAACCCGTCGTGACCCAGGATCGTGCTCAACTGCTGATTACCGCCGTCGACCAAACTCGCTCGGTCTTCGACTCGATTCGCGGCAACCTGGCCAAACTCGGGGACGAGTCGAACCGGGTCAAGGGGCTGCTGGCCGGACTTGGCGTCTCGCTCTCGGTGGCTGGATTCGCCACGATGATCAAGAGCGCCATCGACGCGGCGGATCAACTGAACAAGCTTTCGCAAAAGATCGGCATCTCGGTCGAGGCCTTGTCGACCCTGCGTTTCGCCGCGCAACTGTCGGATGTAAGCCTGGAAACCTTGCAGAAGGGGATCAAGGGCCTATCGCAGAACATCGCCGAGGCCAACACCGGTGTCGGTGACGGGGCACAGGTGTTCGAGGCCCTTGGAATCTCCGTCAAGAATGCCGACGGCAGCATGAAATCCACCGAAGCCGTGCTGCTGCAGGTGGCCGATATTTTCGCCAATCTGGAGGATGGTGCGGTCAAGACCGCGCTGGCCGTGAAGCTCTTCGGCAAGAGCGGCATGGACATGATCCCGTTCCTCAATCAGGGGGCGGCCGGCATCACTCAACTGACTGCCGAGGCCGAGCGGCTGGGCTTGAAGCTTACGACCGAGACGGCGCGTTCGGCGGAAGCCTTCAACGACAACCTCACGGCGCTCAAGGCATCGTCTTCATCGCTTGGCATTGCCCTGGCCAGAGACTTTCTGCCGGAGCTGACCAACATCACCAATGCCATGCGCGAGGCAGCCAACGAGGCCGGAACACTCAAGGCGTTGTGGGTCGGTCTGGGCGGGGTCGGCAATCTGGTCTTCAACGGTACCGAGATCAAGCGCGCTCGTGACGAGGTCGCGCGGATTCAGGAACTGGTCGATTCGACGCGCAAGAAGGTCGATTCCGGCAAGGCACCGGTGCCGTTCATGCCCTTCGACGTCAAGTTCAACGACGGTGCGATGGCAACGCTGCGGAAGAACCTCGCCCAATGGGAACAGGAACTGACGGCGGCCAAGCAGCGACTGGATGCTTTGACCAGCCCCAAGCGTCCCGAGGAAAAGACCCCGACCGGCAAGCCCACGGAGGACATGCAGCGCATCGCCTGCGTGGTGTCGGGAGGGCAATGGGTCAATGGCAAGTGCGAGAAGAAGTCCTCCGGTGGGGCCGAAAAGGACACGACCGGCGCGCAGACCGCGCTGATGAAGGCGCAGCTGGATGCCGAATTCGCCCACCTGAAGGATGGACTGACCCGGCAACAAACGGCGCTGGACGCCGCGCTCGAAGACCGCCTGGTCTCGGTGCGCGATTACTACACCCAGAAAACCGCCATCGAGCAGCGCGAGGTCGATGCCGAGATCGCCCGCAAGCAGCAGGAGCTGGCCCGAAGCCAGCAGATCGCGAGCACCGGCAAGTCCGAGAACGACCGCCTGCGCGCCAAGGCCGAGGTCGCCAAGGCGGAATCCGACCTCATCACGCTCAACAACCGGCGTGCCGACATCGAGCAGGCCAATGCCCGCAAGGCGGCACAGGCTGAGCGCGAGCTCGCCGACGCCTTGGCTCAGGCGCGGGAAGAACTGGCCCAGATCACCGGCACCGCGACCGATGCGGATCGGCAGGCGGCGATTGCCCGCAGCTACCGGGATCTGCGCGCCCGTCTGGCGACGGAAGGCGATGCCGGCGGCGTCTCGCTCGTCGACCGGCTGATCGATGTGAAAGCGGCGCAAGCCAATCTGGTGGCCCTGGAATCCCTGTGGCGGCAGGTGACCGAGCGCCTGCGCAATGCGCAGGAGGCGATCCAGACCCAGCAGCAGGCGGGTCTGCTGACCGAGGCGCAGGCTCGCCAGCAGATCGTGGCTCTGCAGCAGCAATCGGCCACCGAGATGGAGCGCCTGCTGCCGACCATGCAGCAAGCCGCACAGGCCATCGGGCCGGATGCGGTGATTCGCGCACAGGCCTGGCGCAACGAGCTGGAACGCACCCGTCTCGTCGTGGACGAGATGGCCCCGCTGTGGAACCGCATCGGCGAGAGCTTCGGCGGCGCCCTGAACGGCATGCTGACCGGCACGCAGACTTGGCGCAGCGCCATGTCCGCACTGTTCCAGCAGGTGGCCAACGCCTTCCTGCAGCAGATCGTCATCCAGCCCTTCCAGCAGTGGGTGGCCATGCAGGCGCGCATGCTGGCGCTCAAGCTCGGCTTCATCCAGCAGGAGCAGACTGCAGATGCGGCGGCGAGCGTCGCCAAGGTCGCGCAGAAGTCTTCTGAGACCACCGCCGTGGTCTCGATGGATGCCGCCAAGGCCGGTGCCGGCGCGGCGGCATCGCAGGCGTCCATTCCCTACGTCGGTCCGGCGCTGGCCGTGGCCGCGATGGTGGCGATGGTCGCCGCCGTGATGGCGCTCATGGGCAAGGTCAAGAAGTTCGCCGCCGGCGGCCTGGTGTCGGGCCCGGGTACCTCCACATCGGATTCCATTCCGGCACGCCTGTCAGCCGGGGAATATGTGCTGCGCGCCGAAACCGTGCGCCGGGTGGGCGTGGATTTCCTGCATGCGTTGAACGGTGGCCTGTTCGGGCCGCGCTGGTCTGGGCCGCGCCTGGCCTTCGCCGACGGCGGGTTGGTGCCGGATGTCGCTCAAGCCCCGGCTGCCGCACCGTCGCAAGCGGTGCGCATCGTCAATGTCATCGATCCCGGCATGGCGGCCGACTATCTCAATTCCGCCGCCGGTGAAAAAACCATTCTCAATGTGCTCTCGCGCAACGGTTCCGCCGTGCGCGAATTGCTGAGGTAAGCCATGGCTTTCACAAGTGGCACTGCCACCGACTATCTCGATCTGCTGAACCGGCTCAAGCAGTTCGTCACCCAGGACATGCTGCCGGCCAACGAGCGCTGGTCGGTGCTGCGCTGGGTGCCGGGACCGCCCGCCGAACTGGTGCTGCAGGGCCCCGGTCTTGCCGGCACCGACCAGATCAATGTGGGCATCTTGTCCGAGGCTGGCGCGGACTACGGCAACTGGAAACTGCGTGGTTTCGTCGGCTGGAACCCGGCGCAGACCTTCGACGGCCAGTACAACCCGAGCGGGACGTTCTACGCGCTGCTCATGGCATCGGCCATGCCCTACTGGATCGTGGCCAACGGGCGTCGCATCGTCATGGTGGCCAAAACCGGCACCTATTACGAAATGATGCATCTGGGCCTGTTCCTGCCCTATGCCACGCCGGGCCAGTACCCGTATCCGCTCCTGGTCGGCGGCACGTACAGCGGTTCAACGCGGTGGAGCAATTCCTACACCTACCGCAACCACCTGCCCAAGTCACAGGGCTACTCGGGTGCGTACTACGCGCCGACCGGCATCTGGACCGGCGTGTCGGCGATGTGGCCGAACAGTTGGGGCAGCAATACGCGCGAATGCCCGGATGGTTCCTACCCGCTGCTGCCGTTCATCCTGGCTGGTCTGGGCGAGATGGAAGGGTGCTACTGCGTCCCCGGCTACGCCAATGCGGTGGAAAACATCATCAGCGTCGGCGGCGTCGATCATCTGGTGGTGCAGGACGTGTTCCGCACTGGCTACAGCGACTACTGGGCCTTGAAGCTCGCGTGAGGTAAGCGATGGCATTTCAATCCGGCATCACTACTTCGCCCAACGACCTCCTCGACAAGATCCGGCTTTTTGCCACCGGCTCCTGCGGTTACACGCAGCTGATGTATCAGGCGGACGCCGGCTATTACCGGCTGCACCTGCAGCATGCCGTGACCGGGCAGTTCGTCCATCTGCATTCCTACGCGAGCTACGTCGCCTGGTACGGTTCGACCAGCTTCAACAGCGGTCTGGCCTACGGATCGCAGACCGTCGCCTCAGGTTCGTACTCCCTGACCCAGTTGTCGGGCAGCGCCGAGTATTTCCTCTTCGGCGGCGACGGCTGGTGCTACTGCATCGTGCAGACGGCCAGCACAACCTACGCGCCGATCATCTTCGGCGCGATCACCAAGACGTGCACGTTCACCGGTGGAGCCTTCCTGTCGGACACCTATAGCACCTACGTGCGGGCCGACATCGACGGCAACACCAACAAGTGGAAGGTGGGCACCTCGGGCGTGGATGCCGTGCGCGCCTTTTACAGCGCGACGACACGGCAGCTCGACAGCTACTCGCCCATCGCCTTCAACGGGGTGACGCCCCTGTATCCCTGCACGGTTGAAGTCGGCCGCCCGACGCCCAGCTACTTCTACTCGATGATGGGCTATGCACCTGGCGTGCGCCTGCTGAGGATGAACGGGCAGTACGTCAACAAGGACATCGTCACGCTGGGCGGCAGCGACTGGATGGTCTTCAGTATGAGCTACGGCGGCTACGCCTTCCTGAAATGACCACCTACGCTGGAGCCATCCTGCCCTCCGGGCTGCCGTCCGATCCCGCCTATGGCGCTGCGTACAAGTTCCTGCCGGCACCCCTGACGCTGCCGTACCCGAGTGCCCTGGCCAGCAACCTGCCGAACGCGGGCACGCTGGCCAACAACCTGCCGGTCGCCGAGATCGTGTCGACCTTCGCTGGGAACATGGTTCGTCAGTTCGAGCAGGACTGGTATCACCACGTCCATCTGCTGCCGGCCAAGATCGCATTGGGCAACCTGCTGTCGACGCAGATCCGCCAGGTCGAGGTGTGGAACGCCCATTTCGCCCCCAAGACCTTGTCGGCGGTCGTCGGCCAGAACGACGGCGGCATCACGCTTGCCGCCCCGGCCAACCCGCCCACGACCTACGGGATGCTGGAATCGCGCCTGCACAACGTCTCCGTGAGCCTCGACGGGCCGCCGGTGATCGAAGCGAGTTTCACGTTCCAGTTTCCCGACGAGGCACCGACGCTGTCGATCTCCGGTCGGCGGGTGGTGGTGTTCGGCCTCAAGCCCAACTGGGCGGACGGCTGGCTGGAGCGCCTGATGTGGGCGACCGACGTGCTGACGGCCCGCGACGGCACCGAGCAGCGGGTCAGCCTGCGCGCCAAGCCGCGTCGCTCGCTGGAGTTCTCGATTCTGGTCGGCCGCGACGATGCAGCCCTGTTGGATGTGCTGCTGTCGGCCTGGCAGTCGCGCGTCTATGCGCTCCCCATCTGGCCGGACAAGGCTTTCCTCTCGGCGGCGATTACTGCCGGCAGCACGGTGATTCCAATCACGACCACGAACCTCGAGTACGAGGCCGACGGCCTGCTGGTGATCGGCAGCGACAGCCGCAACACCGAGGCGGCGGAAGTGCTGTCGGTGGCGAGCAATGCCGTGACCCTGAAGCAGCCGCTCCTGTCGAACTGGCCGGCCGGATCGTTCGTCGTGCCTGCACGCACGGCGAGGCTGAGAGTGTCCCAGGCTGTTTCGCGGGTGACGGACGCCATCGCCCGAGCCCGATTGGTGTTCGACATCGCTGGCACCACGGCCATCACGAAGCAGGAATCGACGACGACCTTCAATTCGACGCCGGTGTGGACGACGCGCCCGAATCGGGTGCGCGATGTCGTTGCCGACTACCAGCGATTGGCCGAGGTGCTCGATTTCGACACCGGCATCACGGCGGTGGATGACCATGCCGCGCGCCCCTTCGTGCGGCGCTCCTTCGACTACCTTTTCAAGAACCGCAGTGAGATCGCCGCCTTCCGGGGCTGGCTGGCTGCCCGTCTGGGCCGTCTGACCGCGTTCTGGCATCCCACCTGGGAAGCCTCCATCGTTCCGACCAAGAAAATCCTGTCCAACCAGACGGTGATGACCGTGGCCTCTCGCGGCTACGCCCTGTACTTCAACCCGATGCCGGGGCGCACGGAAGCTGCCTTCCTGCACAAGAACGGCAGCTGGTACTTCCGCACCATCCAGGGTTTCGGTGCCGGCACCACCGGCGACGAAGAGGTGATGACGATCAATCAGTCCTTCGGCTTTGACGCCAATCCCGAGGACTGGGTCGCCATCTGCTTCCTGGAAAAAACCCGGCTCGATGCCGACCAGATCGAAATCAACTGGCAGACCGACAGCGTCGCGGAAGTCTCGCTGCCAATGCGCAGCGTGAAGTCGTAACCGAGATCCAAGGATGAGCTACAACACGCAGGAAATCTCGGCGGCCGCCGGCCAGCCGGTGGAACTCTATCGTTTCGTTCTCGGCCAGCAGGTGTGGACGGTGACGAGCGGCCGCGAGGCGATCACCTATCAGGTCGAGAGCTACCAGCCCGCCGTGATCCGCCGCTCGGCGGTCGAGCAATCGCCGGAGTTTGCCCGGAACGGCATCGACCTCGAATGCGCGCGGGATTTCGCAGTGGCGCAACTATTCGCGGCGGCACGCCCCAACGGCGTGGTGTCACTCACGGTGTTCCGCAACCACTTCGGCGACTCGGAATACATCACCTGGTGGAAGGGGCGCGTCGCCTCCGTCGTGTTCGCCGGCAGCACCGCGAAGATTCGCTGCGAGTCGATCTTCACGGCGCTGAAACGGCCGGGGCTACGCGCCCACTACCAGACCGGGTGCCGGCACGCCTTGTTCGATCCGGGCTGCGGTGTGAACAACCAGGCGTACAAGCTCGCCGGCACGGTGGCGTCCTTCTCCGGACTGAATGTCACCTCGAGTACCTTCCTGTCGCAGGCATCGGGCTGGCTGACCGGCGGTTATCTGCGTGTGGCCGGGGTGCCACGGATGATCACCAATCACTCGGGCGACTCCATCACGCTCTCGGCTGCCGGGGCTGGCAGAGGGCGTGGCGTTCGAGGCCTTCGCCGGTTGCGACCGGACGTTCGCCACCTGCCAGTCCAAGTTTGGCAACAGTCTCAACTTCGGCGGGTTTCCCTGGATTCCCGCCAAGAACCCCTTCGCCGGGGATTCCATCGTCTGAGGGCACACCATGTGGGTACAGATCGCGATCTGGGTCATCACCACGGTCATCGGCATGCTGCTTGCGCCGAAGCCGCCCAAGCCGGCTTCCGCGACGCCGGGCAATCTCGACGTGCCGGTGGCGGAATCCGGCAAACCCATCCCGGTGCTGTTCGGCACCCGGGTCATCCGGCAAGCCAACGTGGTCTGGTACGGCGACGTCAAGACCACCGAGATCCGCCAATCGTCCGGCAGCGGAGGCAAGAAATGATTGTGACGCACGACGACGCCAAGGCCTTCGGCTACTGCAACGCCGGCCTGCGCAAATGGTTCCCGCGCGATGGCGTGAGCTTTGATGATTTCCGGCAGCACGGCGTGACGGTGGAGTGGCTGCGCGCGACGGGCGATGCGATGGCGGCCCGCCTGGCTGATGAAGTGGAACGGCAGCGTCAGTCGCAGGAGGTGACATAAATGGGCGGCGGCGGAAAAGGCGGCGGTTCGTCATCCTACGTCGTCGGCCATCGGTATTACGCGGGCCTGCACCTGGCGATCTGCCACGGGCCGGTGGATGCGGTGACGCGCATCATCGTCGGCGAACGCACGGCCTGGAGCGGCAGCGTCACGTCCTCGCAGACCCTCTACGTCAATGCCCCGGAACTGTTCGGCG